GCCCAATCAAAGGTCGTTAAGTAGGACTCCTTCTGTGCTATTCCACAAATGGTTAGCTCATCAGGGGTGTTTATTCCGGTTGTAGCTGGGTCTAGAGTAAGTTCCTGTTTACTGTCGACTGTCAACTTCAATCCCATATACTTGTCATCAGTAGTGGCCAAAGAGTTCCTAGCCCGCGGAACGAGTAAGGAGGAGGCCAAATCAATGGGAGCAGCATAACCGAAAATTTTCGAAACCGACGCAACCGCAGTTGCACCAATCTCTGTAGCACGAGCAAAGGGGCCAATCCATGGTAATGTCGCCAAACTACCGGCATAACGCGCTATCGTTGAAGCTGGTTTGGAGATGATATTTGAGGAATACTCATCTCCAGCTTCAGGACGATTTCTAGTAGGTATGGCATACGAAACATTCGTGGCCCAGGCAAAAATGGAGAGGGAAACTGGTTCTGTCCCTCCGTTTGCGTGCTTGAGTGGATTTATTGCACCGACACGGATTTGTCCCATCTGTGTCCACTCTTTGTACGGTATTTGAAGTGCATTGGAATCATAGAAAAATGGCAGTTGCAAATCTCCACCCTGACACAGTGTGGGATTCATGTAAACGTGCATTTTCTGAGATAAGCCGGTGAAATCCGCTCGCACTGGATTTCTGTTGAAATACGACTGATCTACACTATCAAAGGGCAAGTATGACGCAATTAAGCGCCCGTAATAAAAAGCATTTCCGTTCAAAACGAACTTTACATGCAAGTTACACTTAAGCAGATGATAGTTACTGATTCTCGCAAGAACTTCAGCGTTTGACCAATATAAGTCCCAGGGGTCGAACTTGCTGTCCAGCGTTTGTTCAACTCCCCAAGATAGTTCCTTGATTTTAATTGGTCTCTCAAAGAACTCGGACAATGTGGCATCTGAAAGAAAGCCAGTATCCCGGGTGTGGTCCATCGGGATCCCTCTTGTGTCCAACGAGGGGGTAACAGCGTCACCAAAAGATAATGTTTGTGATGCTAGTTGGGCATCGCCGATCATTCCGGCACTTGTGGTTGGTGTTTTTGAGAATCTGCTATGAAAACAAGAAAGGGGCGATTCAACCCCCACTTGCGTGGGTATATGCAAACAAATTGTGAAGCCTGATAAAATTAAATGTAAAAACATGCATAAATATAATAGTACTGGTAACCATACACAAATTGGTCCTGTTGCTTTTCCGTGGACCGGCATGGACGAACACCGTGGTAGTTTAATGACTTTGCCTGGTCGGGGGGCCAGTTTAACGACATGGCTAGGTCCGGCTATATTTTCGATGCCATTCAAGAACGCGATCCTGATAGGAGACATCGAGTTGTGGGGATGAAATCTTAGTTTCATCTGCAACCAATTTGAGCTGACTCCTCAATGTTTCATGAAATTCTTCCCCGTGAAGGAAAGCTTCAAACATCATGGAGTTATACGATTGGACAGCTAGATCTTCCAATTCAACATGAGCACTCTTCATCGCTGAGTGACCCATCTTGTAAATTGAATGCTTGTCCAATGCGCCCACTGTGGTCCCAAGAGCCTCGTGGAAAACGCTCTTCCTTTTGAGGAAATCGATCTCAGAGGAATGAACGAATTCAGGGGGTGTGGCAGACTTGCGAGCATCGGTAATGACCATACCAATACTGTCGAAGAACCATTTCTTGGCTGAAAAACATGTGATTGCTCTAGCCTCAAGACGACTCTTATTCTTGTTATCATCGCCATAACAAGCTAATGCTTCGTTCTTCCTGTATGGTCCAAGTGCGTGGAATTTCTTTGACCCAAGTAATCTCAAACCATTGAGATAAAAACTAATCCTCATGTACAGTGAGTTTTCATACTGTTACCGTACACGGTGAAAGAGTTACCTGAGCTCCACAAGAACATACGAAGATGTGTGCCATTCCAGTTGAGAACTGGGTTGCGTAAACAATCAAAAATTCCGTCGAGAATCTTTAGATCAT